GCTATGCAACAGATTTAAACTTCTGGCGTACCCGATTGCATAGCTTGCTTTAAAAAATCAGTTGCCTCAGTATCTGAAAAAATTTCTTTAATCGTGTTGATAGTTTTCATAAAGCTCTGGGTCTTAACTTCTCCGATCGTTTTTTCCTCAAAAACTGCAACAATCTCGAAAACTTCTTCTTTAACTTTTGCCGAATTTTTAAGGACATGTTTGAATAAATCGATGCCAATCGCATTAACATCGACATCCTTCTTCCCCTTGCTTTTCTCAACAAAGTCTTTGCGATATTGATCTAAGCCTAATTTGTCGTACAGGACAACGACGCTAGGCAACATATCAAACGCTTTTTCCGTGCTAAACATAAGTGTCATACCTCCATAAATTTAATAAAGAAAGACACCTCATTTAGAGGTGTCCAAAGGATGCCTTGTGCTTAGTTATTAGTTACGTTCATGGCCGCAAAGGTATCAAGGGCTACTCCAGCAAGTGATTTTACATCATTAGCATCAAGCACAGGTTTTGCATAGGCCACTGTAACCGCCTGTCCTGACGTGGGGGGAGTAGTTAGTGTTAATAGGATCGTTTTGAGTTGATTGACCCCTCTCGCTGAGGCTGTAATTGTATCAGCCACCCCGGCTACCGTTACCACAAATCCATCAGGGGGGACAGTGGCCGCAACTGTGTCGTTAAAGGTTAACATTACTTCCCCGTTATCGACGACCGGGGTACCGAGTACGCTGAACAATATTCCGTCTACTACTTTAGGGTATCGAATCTCATAAGGGCTTACTGTTGGCGTATTGGGGTCGATAGAGGCCGTAAAGGTAATAGGTAAAATATTGTCGGTATTGTCTTTGTTGCTAAATTTAATCCCATCTGAGCTTAAAGCGTTTTTCAACATAATTACAACCGGCTTAGATGACCCTGAAATCCTGCCGACAAGCGCGATGTTGTCGATATAATCAGTTAGCAGAATCTCTGTCTTGCCTGTAATGACATCGTAATCCGCACCAGATGAATCCACAGAGGCCATAAGAGCGATTCTAAGCGTTTCGCTTGTAACCTCTAGCATATTAGCCTTGAGTGTTACATCAGTGCTTACAATCCTTGTTAAGCCCTTCACTGTGCCCTTTAGACCATCTACCTTAACATCGCGGGTCTTTACAACTACCTGGAATTCATTACCCCCCGAAGTGGCCCCAAGTAACGCTTCACTGGCCAGGCCATAGTTCGTATATATAGCCCCGGCATCAATTAATAGGTTTTGAGGGGTTTCAGATGTGTACCCGATAGTGTTTGTGCTATTCAATATAATCACCCCTTATTTGTAGTAGGCTGTCACAATATACCTTAATTGCCGCCTCTGGATGTGGATAATCGGGTCTGGTATTCCCAATCTGTGAGGAGGATTCCGATTGATGGAAACATACATAGCTGTGTCACTGTGCTGCAGCCGGTTTAAAGCCGCATGGATCGCGTCAGTAATTCCTTCGATTTCTCGAATATCCGTTCCCTTGTCATCCCAAATATCAATTTCAAGTAAATTATTATCACTAAAACTATTATTCGGTACTACGCTCGGAAACTTGATTTCGGCATAGGGGTAAACTTTATCCTCATCCTCTGGGTAATGGTCCGCAAAGCTCGGGCAAATTGGATCGATAATAGAGCTTAATAAAGCGTAAAGCTTAAGCATCATCCACCGCCTAACTTACTACGGTAAAGCGATTCAGCAACGTTTATAATCTTTGGTATAGAACTCATCGCTCCGGGTTCAAGAAAAGGCTGCGCTTTATGACCAGATAACCCCTTTTCAATGGTCAATGCATACGGGGCTGATTCATTAGCACCCACGTTTACACCAGCATTACCCGGCATGACCTCGTAGACTTCGGATCTTCTTAGATTGCCCGTGTCAACTACAGTCAGGGCTTGAGCTTCGGCCACTACAAGCGCGCCCACACCTTCACAAAACTCTTTTTTGCAGAGCTTCATGGCCGCCAATACGGCGTTTTTATTGCTCTTAAACTCCATCACGCCACCTCTAAGGTAAAGACTTCGAAGACATCCCATGGGATGATCTTTTTCACTTCGTGATTTTCTGTGCCGTATTGGAGCACAGTACCTATTTTAATGCCCGCAACATCATCAATAAAAAAGCGTTTCGTCACTTCGATATTGTAGCCATACTGCCGAATAAACAACTCGGTAGAATAGGGCTGCATGTCGCAATCAATGGTTCTAACAAACGCCAACGCCCCTGGGATAGTAACCCCGCTTATCTTTGTACTAGGACCTCGGTTCCACACGCCAACACTGTAATCACACAGCATAGGGGTCACGCCCCGCTCTAGCCATTCGGATATACGGAGAGGGCAATAAGTCTTTTACGCTTTGTTGCAGACCATCTTCATATGTGCCCGATCTTCCGCCTTGCCCGAAAGACTTGATCCCCTCATTTCCCTTCTTGCGGTAGGTGAGTGCCACATACTCTATTAGAGCGTCTGCGTAAACTGTTTCGACATCGACAGGCAGTGTAGGCGGGTCAGTAATGGGCACATCAGGAGCGTTCATGTACTTGGTAATCAACGTTGCCCCCTTGCGGATATAGATGGCCAGTAGGCCATCTTTTGACGCGTCGTTGATCCCTAATACCGTTTTAGCATCGTCGAGTGCTGCCATAATAGCCGCACCTCCTTAAAAAGGAGAGAAGGCTTTACGCCTTCTCTTTGCCCTTGCCTTCGCTATTGTCCGCAGGTGGATCTTCTTTAGCCCCACCGAGGGGCATTTCCGTAAATTCTCCCAAGAACTCTTCTCGAGTAACTTCCTTATATCCCATAGCCAGTAGTTTAGCTTTTTCCTCTTCACTTGCCACAATTCTGTGGACATTAAGCCGACTCAATTCGAACATTAGACTAACGCCTCCTTGACGTTTACGAATATAGTAGGTAACGCGTTGTCTTTAATCCAGAGATCGTGGTATTTTCTGTAATCCAATTTCCAGGCGTCAGCCGTCTGGTTTTGGTCTGGGGAGAAGATACGCATGTTGTCAGTTTTACTGATTGCAATAGGCGCATTCATTGCACTAATAATCCAGTTGATAGTCTTAGCTCCAACAGCTGGAACAAAGCCCCCAGCTGTTTGGCCCGCAGTTTTACCGTCATTCATCACATAAGCTGTTTTGAACCTTGCGCTCGGAACTTCGATGATGGGGCACGAATCCACTGTCTTGACCTCGGTTTGGATATCACCCGAGAATGCTGCAACTTGGAGTTGGCGAGTCAACTCGGTGGAGGATTCCAATGTGTTCAGTGTCGCAGTAGACATCGTAACGACAAGGGGCACAGTTCCGACGACATCCTGAATAGCTGCAATATCAGCCTTAAGCATGGAAAGAATATCCGCAATAGCTGGAGTATATCCGCCACTAGCCCTTGACCCAGCAATAGCCAACGCCGCAATCGCACTATAGCGATAAGCATCAATTTCTGGAATAACCTGGGTGCGCTGGAACTCTCCCATGAGGTTGGATGCATTTGCTACGAAGTTAGTCTCGTTCACATCCATAGCATCGAGCATAAATGTACGGCCCCGATCCTGGCTCATCGTTTGAGTTTCGTAAGTTAGGGTCGCCGCGCCCTGCGCAAATCCTAAGCTCCGATCGTAATTACCGAGTCCATCCATAGAGAGTTTAGGGATTTTTACCGTATTACCACCGTTGTAAACAACGAGCCCCGCGTTTCCTTCCATCCAACCGGACGTCGCTCCCGCAACGACCTGCTTGTCCAATTCCTGCATAAATAATGTTGCGTAAGCTAAAGTATTAATCGCCAATTTGATTACCTCTTTCGTTCAAAATAGTGCTTTTTTTAGTGAAGCCCGAAACACTTATTTAGCCATGTATTTTGCTATTTCAGCCCTTGCCTTTTCCTCCTCCGTGCCGAGGCCTCCTTTGTCCTTTGGAGGCGTATAGCTACTCCCTTTAGCGAACTCCAATTTAATAGCCTCATCACGAGCGGCCATCGTTGCAATAAACTTTTCTAGGTTGGCGTTTGTGGTTTCTTCGTCTGGACCGATGAAGTAGTCAACCAGCTCAGCGGGAAGCTTCTTTTCCTGCGCTGTTTTCAGGGCTTTGTTAGTGAGTTCTTTACGGGCGCTGTCTTTTTGCATCTGCTCAAACTGCTGCTTAAGTTCAGCAATTTGTTTGTCTTTGGGGTCTTGGTCTGGATAGAGTTCTTTCACCTTCGCGGAAATCAAACCCTGGAGATTATTCTCCTGCCATGATTTGAGAGATTTCGAGGAATGCTTGTCCTTTTCACTGTCAAAGAAAGACTTGAAATCCGGATCATTCAACTTATTTTTAAATACCTCTAAAGTCGGTTGTACCTGGACCTTAAAACTATCTAAATAAGTTTTGACATCCTCATTGTCTTTGTTGGCCTCAAAGTACGCGGTTACTTCTCCGATATTTTCAACTGTCATTATTAATTCGCTCCTTTTTTGCCCTCCTAACGGGTATTCCCACTAAGAACGCGATCAATTTTTGGTATATAAAAAGCACCCTACGCCGGATGCTGATTAACCTTAGATCCCTTTAGACTTAGCCCAGTCTTCGTAGTTGGTATAGTTAACTATCTTTTTGCTCTCGTTGTCTTTCCTTTGCGTTGGCGACCACCCAGCATATGGGACGTTTATCCAACAACACCTACAATTTGGATGTTGTGGTATTTCTGGCTTATCTGGATCGTCCACACCATACACCTTGCCGTCGTAGGAGGCATCCTCTGGATTAGTCTTCATGTCCAATGTTGCAGAGTACATTTGCTGCGCCACATTGGTGGAACGTGCTATATCGTCCGTCGCCTGTGTCTGAACACGAGCTGTCTCAGTCTGTACTAAGCGTTGGCTCTGGTAGGCCGTAACATTAAACCTGTCCCTAATGTCCCTAGCTACTTTATCGAGGTGAACGTCGCCCTTCATGGCTTTGATGATGGATTCCTGCAGCATATCTATCATAGATGCTTTGTTCGCCCATATCCTGTCGCTAAACATTTCACCTTTGAACTCGGCCATCACCGCGCTATCGACGAACTCCGATTTCAGGATATTAAATTTCAGGTTGGCCTTAAGTCCGGACTCAAGCACAAATGCATTTTTGTAGTAGGTAGCACTGAACACTTCTCCGAGTAAAGCAGTAACCTTTTCTACTTCACTTTTACCTAGTTCTGTACCCATAGTTTTGAGCTTTGCCTTCATGCTAGCCACAAGTTGTTGCTGCTGATTCGTCGTTAGGACCAAAACGCCATCTTTCGCGTGATCAATATAGGCTTTTCCAATGAAGTTGTGCAACTCATCAAGCGCGGCTTTCTGCTCTAAATAAACACCTTTCATGGCTGAATCGGCGTACTCTTCACCGTCTACTTTGATTTGCTCAATCTTTTTTCGGTATTCCTCGTTCATTTAGTCACCACCGGAGCTTTATTCATCGGATCAATTGGCATAACCGGGGATTCAGTCGGAGGATTCAATAAGGAATTTCCTATGCTGTTAGCCTTTGCTTCCTCCTTGGCTTTCTTGACTTCATTCTGTGGGTTATCTACAAAGCTAAACAAGCTTAGCGCTGTTTCCGTGCTTAGCCGGTCGCCCAGGGCGGTCACGACCGTACTGTTGGCCAAATCATCTGACGGAATGTTAGGGGTAAATTTAACTTTGATATCCCGATAATCGTATTTGGTATTCTTTAGACCGTTCAGATAGGTGAATAGCATCTCCAGCCTTGTTTTAACGCAATTCGCCAATGCCTTTTGATTGAGTTTGCACTTCTCCTCCAAAGAAATAAGCCTAGCCCTTAAGGCCAGACTCGAAGTATTGGAACTCATTTTCTCATTGGAATTAATGTGGCAAGCGATCTGAAACATCTTATCCTCAAGAGTCGTTAGTGTGTTCTGGATAAAAGTATCATTAATAGTTTTAATTAGCCAGGAAGCGGATCCGTCCTTTCCCTTCGTCATCATAACGCCCAGTTTTTTCATGTCTGCAAGGTCACTCTCCTGCAAGGCTAGGTTATTGAGGACCAAATATGCGTTCCGGAACTCAGTAATCTCACTCGATATGTCACTCAAGTTCGTTTCATAGGCATCTTGGAGAGTTTTTAGGTCCTTATAGAGACTATCAAGCCAGCCCTCTTCACTGACGGACGCAATACCTACGGGCACGCAACCGAACGGGTGGATTGTTCGTGATATCTCGGTAAATACCTCGTCGCAGTGGATAATCTCGGATTCCGTGTAAATGTCCACATACTGCTTCGTGTCGTAGGCCTTGCGGAAGATATGGAGAAATAGTTCAACGTTGTCGCGTGAATCTGTGCAAGCAATCCCGTGTCGAGGTGAGATCACCCGACTACAGAATTGGGCCTTCTTATCGATGTAATACAACTCATAGGCCATACTATAGGTCAGCATGTTCTTTGCTAGGTTCGCGTCATGGTCTGCCTTCCAGTGCGCCATACTC